GAGCCAACAGTCCGAACTAGACTCCCATACGCTGCAGCCAACTGTCCAACTCACCGCGATCGAGACGCCGCAAGACCTCGCGCTCGTTGAGCGGAGCTGGTGTGACATAACAGAAGCACTGTGGGTGCGGTTTCGACGGCACCTCAAGCTTGGAGTAGTCCCCAACCAAGTCGTCGCATGTGTCAGCGCGCGGATGTGACCTCGATAGTTGCCACCGCATTCGGTCCACGAGCGGATTGTCCGCATAGTAGCTGGTCGTCATAGCGTGAAAGCTGTTGTTGATCTCCGTCCGAGCGAGCCGGAGCGCCGAGTAGCTCGCTCCGCCCGGCGCAGTCGGGAGGATGTAGGCGCGAGCCTCCCGCGCCAACTCTCGCGCCCCCAGGTTGCGAGCTATGGCCGAGTTGACCATCCGATCGACGCGCCCTCGCATGAGCGCGTAGTTGCGATAGACGCGAGCGGACAGATCGTAGGCGCCCTCGCCCGCCAGACGGGCCGTTGCACGCTCTACGGCCATCCTAGCTGCCATACGTGTGGCATCTAGTAGCTGCTGGACCGCCCGGGGTGGAAGATCGCCCAGGAGCTGGCGCATCTGGGACTCTCCGAGCCGCGCCGCGCGAGCTACGGCGGCTAGCCGGCCTCGCGTCACGGTCCGCCCGGTATTGAACCACAGCGCCCGGAGGATCTCATCGGCCTGAATCCGCAATTGGGCCTGCCGGAGCGCCGTCCCGACCCCGGTATCCAGAGGGTTGGCGAGAATGACGTCTGTCAGGTCGGCCGCAGCCGTCCTAAGTAGACGTCGGATCTCCGCATCCGAGACGCGATGGACCCCCAGGACCGCCCGGAGCGGCTCACGAGGATCGACTGATCCCATGCAACTCCTCCGAGATGACCGACTTGGCCTTGGCGCGCAGGATCTCCTCCAGGGTGTCCGAGTACGGCTTGGCATCCTGGGCGTCCAGCCAGGCTTTGAATTCCTCGGCGCGTCGAATCGCCTGCTTAGTGTCCCAACTGACACCGGATGTGGCAGCAATCATGGCCGCTTGTGCGTTGGTCACTCAAACCGCCGACGCCTTGATTCCGGCCGCCAGGAGCGCTCGCTGGACCTCCGCCAGAGTGATCGCCCCGGTGTTGACCACGATGACGGTCTGGCGGCTGAGCGGGTCGCGCGCCTGGTCCGGATGAGCGGCTCGCGGAGCCGGGGCCGACCGGCTGGTGATCGTCCCGTACTGAGAGAGATCGAAGTTGCGCACTCCGTCCTCTCGCTGGAATGTGACTGTGACGGTGGCCATCTACTCTTCCCCTCCTGTTTCCGCAGCAGCACGAGCCGCAAACGGATCGGTATTGCGCGCTTGCCGGTCCGCGAGCGCGGCGGCAATGTCCTCTGGAGTGAACTCGTATCCGAGCTTCGCCAGCTCGCGAATCCCCCACTCCATCATCCCGGTCGCCTCAACAATCGCCAGGATGTTCGTGATCTCCTGGGGCCTGTTCGTGGGAAGCTTCGCCCCGAATATCGGCTCCACCAGCGCCAGGCCGGTCCCGATCCCTTCGTAAGCCTCCAGGAATCCCTTGAGGTCAAAGAACATCTGACGGTGGATGTCGCCGATGGTCGTGTCGTACTTGGCCGCCTTCGCGAGAATGGGGGATAGCTGCATGACGAGCGAAATGCCCGACTCTGCAACAGAAACGTCCACCTTGCCCATGGCCGAGTCGCTCGCCCCGGACGTCTCGCGGAGCGCCTTGATCAACCAGTCCAAGTGATTGATGTAGGGCTGAACTGTGGAGATCCCGTTGACTCGCTCGAAGGTCGTGCCGACCGGCCGGTTGACCACCGACCCCGGGCCGAGCTTCCATGTCGTCGTCCGGCCGGTCGCGCGGTCGATCGGCGCTCCGGCGTCAGTCGAGTAGACGCCCAGACCTTCGAGTGCCAGAGCCAGCTCCTCGTCCGAAATGGCCTGGTTCACGGCGGCCATGACCCGCTCCAGGCCCCGCAGCTCGCTCGATCCGAAAGGATTGCCCGGCTGCTCGTTGTGAGGAATGTGGTAAACCGGCAAGGCCGTGATCTGCGCCGGAAGCGGGGAGGCCGGACGGATGGTCTTCGTCGCCTTCGGATCGCCGTAGTCGTCCAGCGTGTAGATCAAGGAAGCCGACCAGATCAGACCATCCTCGGTGGCCGGGTCGTACGGGTTAGCGCCCTTGCTGTAGCGCTGAACCTTGACGAATTCGTCATCGCCATCCGTGAAGTTCTCGATCAGGTCGATCCCCATTACCCGGTCGACGTCCTCCGGGTGCGTGATCTTGAACATGGACCCGGGGTCCACAGCGCGTATGGAGATTCGCGCACCCTCCGGCTTGTCGGCGTTCGCGAACACGTGCCAGGCCCAGTCTCCCCGCATGATTCCGAAGAGCTTGTTGGCCGAGTACCACGACATGAAGCGCTCGCGATTGAACAAGGCCTGGAATGCGGCGCGTGCCGACTCGGCCTCGGCCCCTTCCGCGCCGACGATGGTCCAGCCAAAGTTGGCGCCCACATACCGGTCAACCGTGTCAACGATCTGACGACCAGTTGGTATATATATTGGTGATGCATCAGTGCCGCGAAGAACAAGCTTGAAAGTGTCGGGGACGTTCCAGTACATCTGCTCATAGAGCGCGTAGCTCCGAGTCCGCTCTGCGTCAAGCAACGCCATCCATTCGGGCAGCGTACCGAGCAACGAGCGCACCGTGCTGTATGGCGTGAACGCGGTTGCGCCCGGTGATGTCATCGTCCCCTCCGACGTCTAGGTGCGCGGAGCTTACGCGGCACTCATATCGGCGTCCTCAATGACGGTCTGTGACCCGCCACGTCCGAACCTTCCGATGTAGAACCGCCCAAGCGCCTCGGGCGCATGGTCATCTTTCTTCATTGGCAACTCAGGTGTATTGTTGTCTGCCTCATTGCGCTTCTTGGGGTACCGGTACACATTCATCTCACGGACGAGATTGGTGCATTTCGTACGGTCCACAAACAGCTTCGGCCGGCGTTCCGAGTCGCCGTTGGGCAAACGCCGGTTGCGGACCTTAAGCGCGGCGCGAATCAAACGCAGCCGGTCATTCAACTCCCCACCGGTACCGCCCCGCGAGCGCAGCCGTAGGCGCTGCTCCAGCACCCGGGAGTCTCCGGGGGACGCCGGGTCCGGGAAGAACTCCCGCATGGCCGTAGGCACCAATCCGGGCCGGGAATACAACGCAGCGGCTATCTCATCGATCGTGAGCCCGTCCTGATAGAACTCATCGATGACATACACCGTGCCGTCAACCGGCGAGACTTGGATCACGAGCCAGACGAACGGATTGGTGAAGCCGTAGTCGCAAGCACCATAGACCGGCCAGGCCGGGTTGTAGCTGAGATCCTTCAGGTGTACTTCGTCATCCCATTCATTGAACACACGGCCGGCAAACTCCGTGAACATAGCCGCGATCTCTTGGTTGAAGCTCTCCACGGTCAGATCCTCTCGGAGTGACTTGACCTCTGGGTCCCGGATACCGAGCGGGTACACATACGAGTTGAGCCAGGCCGGTCGGCGCCAGCTCTCCCATTCCGCGAATCGGTCGGACTGACCACGGCCCCACAAGTCATAGAACCAGTTGCGACCTTCTGGAGTAGAGGTATGGAGGCTCCAGCCCAGATCATCCGCGAGTGTCGGCCGGATGTACTTGGTCCACGTCGTCTCACGCTGCTTCGCAGCCTCGGCCATGATCACGCCGGCCAGACCCTCACCCACAAGGCGCTCCGGGTGCTTCGCGGACTTGCCTTGAACCAGGAACTTCCCGCCGTACATGGAGAGTACCAGGTCAGCGTCATGGGCCGAGTAGTACGTGCCGGGCCGGTCGAATGGAGCGCCCAGAGCGCTCAACCGGTCATAGAGCCAACGGAACTCCTTCTCAGCATCCGTGTACTCCGGCCCCACGATCCAGAACTCCCGGCGCTTTCCGGTGTGGTAGAGCTGCGACAGGAGAAGCCGGGTGCGGCGTTGCTCCAGCAGAAGTTCGGCCCCGCCCACATTCGTCTTGCCGTACCGGCGACCGCAGGAGGCGACCCGATGACGCGCCTTTGAGCGGTGGATCGTGGCCTGGCCCGGGTGTGGGTAGTATCCAACGGCCTCAAACGTCCT